TCATCGACGGTCAGGTTATTGACCTGTCTACAGATAACCAAAATGAAAATGATGGTGACACTGAAGACAATAAAACACCTACAGATATCGACCCAAAAGAACCTGTTGAACCTGAAGTCGTCAACAAGACTGACACTGGAGGTAATAAATCAGGCGACAAAGGCGGTAGCGATGATGATTCAGGTGATTCTGATGCAGATGGATATTCACTTCGTATCGGTGATGAAGAAATCCCACTGACGGAAGAGGACGACGATCACGTTGATGGTCATCCCGCGCCCCAGTGGGTGAAAGATTTACGCAAGAACAACCGCGAGAAAGATAAAGAGTTACGGGAACTGCGCCGCCAGCTTGAGCAGGTTCAATCCAGGCCAGCAGAGCAGCAACCACAGCAGCAAACAGACGTTATCCCGCCTAAGCCGACATTTGAGTCATGCGACTACGATGAGGTGGCGTTTGAACAGGCAGTGACTGATTGGCATGAGAACAAGAGCCGTGTCGAGCAGCAGAAACAGCAGAAAGAACGTCAGCAGCATGAATATCAACAGCGTTTCCAGCAACGAGTAGAGGCCCACAAGCAACGAGCAGCAAAGCTCCCGGTGAAAGATTACCAGGAGATGGAAAGCATCGTTCTTAGCGAGCTTAAGCCTATCCAGCAGGAAATTATTATTCATGCAGCAGACGAGGGTTCAGAGCTGATCGCTTATGCGCTTGGTAAGAACCAACAACTACGCCAGCGTGTAGCCGCTGAGACAGACCCAATTCGCGCAGCATTCCTCTTAGGCCAGATTAGCAAGCAAGTAAGCCTTGCACCGAAGCCAAAGAGAGCCATCAAACCAGAGCCGGAAGTTCGCGGTGGCGGCGCTGATGCGAAACAAGACGACTTCAACAAATTCTGCCCCGGCGCAATCATTGAATAGGAAAGTTTAAATGGCCACCACTAATAAACTAGACAGCAACGTCAGTCAAATCGTCCTCAAGAAATTCCTGCCGGGCTTCATGTCTGACCTGGTTCTCGCTAAAACCGTAGACCGCCAGTTACTGGCAGGTGAAATCAACTCCAGTACCGGCGACAGCGTAAGCTTCAAGCGCCCACATCAGTTCTCTTCACTCCGCTCTCCGACCGGTGACATCTCCGGCCAGACGAAGAACAACATCGTATCAGGCAAGGCTACTGGTCGTGTTGGTAACTACATCACCGTGGCCGTGGAATACACCCAACTGGAAGAGGCGATTAAGCTGAACCAACTGGATGAGATTCTGGCACCGGTGCGTCAGCGAATCGTGACTGACCTGGAGACTGAACTGGCGCAGTTCATGATGCGTAACGGTGCACTATCTCTCGGCAGCCCGAACACCCCGATCAACAAATGGTCTGACGTAGCGCAAACCGCTTCATTCCTGAAAGACCTTGGCGTTGAGAAGGGTGAAAACTACGCGGTTATGGACCCATGGTCAGCGCAACGCCTGGCGGATGCTCAGTCCGGCCTGCATGCTTCCGATCAGCTCGTCCGCACTGCCTGGGAAGATGCGCAAATCGCATCTAATTTCGGCGGCATCCGTGCTCTTATGTCCAACGGGCTGGCATCTCGAACTCAGGGCGCTTTCGGCGGAACACTGACCGTATCTACCACCCCAACCGTCACCTATGACGCAGTTAAAGATACCTATCAGTTCAGCCTGACTCTGGCTGGCGCGACTGCATCGGTCACTGGCTTCCTGAAAGCAGGCGATCAGATTAAGTTCACAAGCACCTACTGGCTTCAGCAGCAGTCCAAACAGGTTCTTTATAACGGTTCAACTCCGATTAGCTTTACTGCTACCGTTCTTGCCGATGCCAACTCCACGGCAGGCGGGGCTGTTACCGTAACCCTGTCTGGCGTTCCGATTTACGATGCGGCACCTCAGCAGCAGTACAACGCGGTAAACCGTGCAGTTACCTCTGGCGATGCTGTGACCGTGATTGGTACCGCAGGTCAGACCATGAAGCCGAATCTGTTCTATAACAAATTCTTCTGCGGCCTGGGCACCATCCCGCTACCGAAGCTGAACAGCATCGACTCCGCGGTAGCCACTTACGAAGGCTTCTCTATCCGCGTTCACAAGTACGCTGACGGCGACGCCAACGTGCAGAAAATGCGTTTCGACCTGCTGCCTGCCTACGTGTGCTACAACCCACACATGGGTGGTCAGTTCTTCGGTAATCCGTAATCACAAGGGGCTTCGGCCCCTTTTTTTTGGGAGATAAATATGGACCGCATGAGCGTATTCCTCACCGCCGATAACGAAGCTGGTCACGTTCAGGCTGTTATCGTAGAGAAAGACTTCCCGATTTACGAAAAGCTCGGCTTTGTCGCATCAGTTGAAGATCTGAAGCCAGCAACCAAACGCGGACGTAAGGCGGCAGATAATGGCGACGACTCTAACAAAGGGTGAGATTGTACTGTTTGCACTTCGCAAGCCAGCGATTGCATCAAATGCCACCCTGACCGATGTAGAGCCTCAGTCTGTAGAGGATGCCATCCAGGACCTCGAGAATATGATGTACGAGTGGCAGATTAATCCTGGTGAAATTGGGTACCAATTTTCGGTGGATGGTGAAGAGCCATTGCCTGACGATGACTCAGGGCTGCCACGCAAATACATGCAGGCAGTTGGTTACCAGTTAATGCTCCGAATCCTGTCAGATTACAATCTTGAGCCATCAGTAAGCGTGCTTACAAACGCTCAGCGCTCATATGACGCACTTCTAACAGATACCCTTGTTGTTCCATCAATGCGCCGTCGAGGTGACTTTCCTGTTGGTCAGGGAAACAAGTACGACGTGTTCACATCTGATCGTTATTACCCTGGCGACCTGCCGCCGATTGACGGTGATGTGCCAAATCCATAGGTGAGTAAATGCCGATTCAGCAATTGCCGTTAATGAAGGGGGTCGGCAAAGACTTCACCAATGCCGATTACGTTGATTTCCTGCCAGTGAACATGCTGGCAACGCCTAAAGAGGTTCTGAGCTCTAACGGCTATCTGCGCTCGTTCCCGGGGATTAAAAAGAGACAGGATGTTGCAGGAGTAAGTCGAGGCGCGATGTATAACATGCATGAAAACGCTGTTTACAGGGCGTGCGGTACGAAGCTTTATAAATCAGGTTCAGAGATTGCCAATATCACCGGCTCTGGAAGAGTCAGCATGGCTTGTAGTTACAATAGTCAGGCCTTAGGAATGAATGGAGGGATGACATTATTCAGATACGATGGCGCAATAAAAACTCTTTCCAATTGGGACGAGTCAACTGGTTACATTCAGTATGAGCTTGGAAGCCTGAGAGACCTTTGCAGAAACAGGTCGAGATACATATGGTGCAAAAATGGGACTGATTCATTTTTCATCAGCGACCTTGAGGATGAATCTAAACCTGACAGATATTCAGCTGAGTACAGAGCTGAAAGTCAGCCAGATGGAATTATCGGAATAGACAACTGGCGTGATTTTGTTGTTTGCTTCGGCACCACCACTATTGAATATTTTAGCTTAACTGGTAACTCTTCAGCTGTTGGTGTATCAGTTTATCAATCTCAGCCATCAATGATGGTGCAAAAAGGAATTGCAGGAACATTTTGCAAAGCAAAATATGCCGATACTCATGCGATTATTAGTCATCCAGCTACAGGGGCTCCGTCTGTCTATCTTCTAAATTCAGGTGCAACACAGCAGATAGCCACATCAACCATTGAGAAGATACTGCAAAGCTATAGTGCTAGTGACCTATCCCTTGCTGTGATGGAGTCTACTAGATTTGAAGCGCATGAAATTCTGATCATTCATTTAAAAAATCATGTTCTGATTTATGATGGCTCCGTTAATCAGTCGGGTCCACAGTGGGCCATCCTGAAGACAGGATTTAAGCATTCACCACACAGGGCAGTAGATTTTATTTACGAAGGGAACGTAATAACGTGCGGGGATAAAATTCTTCCTCAGGTGGGTGAGCTTGATAAGTCATTGTCAAGCCAATATGGAGACCAGCAGGAACATATTCTTTATACGCCTTTGTTCAAGGCGGACAATTCAAGAGTTTTTGATTTTGAGCTTGAATCTAGCACTGGAGTTGCTCAAATAGCGGATAAAATGTTTGTTTCAGCGACAACTGACGGCGTTAACTACGGTAGGGAGCAGAGCATTCCATGGAATTCACCATTTCAGTATGACCGAAGGGCTATCTGGAAAAGAATCGGAAGAATCAGGAAAAACATCGGATTCAAGATAAGGATAATCACATCATCCCCAATCACACTTAGTGGTTGTCAGATAAGGATTGAGTGATGGCAGATCAACCAGTAAAAGTTAACGTGCAGTCAAGGCGCGTAGATTCAACAATATTGCCAAACACATTCACAGAACCATATCGCTTGTACGTAATACAGCAGAACTCAGATATGCTCAATATCGCCGGTGCGGCCAATGGAGCTGGAGAATTAGCATATGAGGCAACAATAAAGAATGAACAACAGGATTCTACCCTTGCAGATCATGAAAGCAGGATTGACTCACTTCGTGTTGAAGTAGACGATCACGAAGCAAGAATAACATCCAACACTGTTAGTATATCAGCAATTGATACAAGGCTAACAACAGCAGAGGGAGAGATTTTATCTCTTCATGGTGAGGTTGACGCATTACAGTCTGATGCCCTTCTTAAGTCACAGAACCTTTCAGGGTTAACAGATGTGGCAGCAGCAAGAACAAACTTAGGGCTTGGGGATGCGGCAGTAAAAAATACAGGAACAACGGCTGGAACTGTAGCCGCAGGAGATGACACTAGGTTTTCCACAGTAAATGGAAAGTCAGGAGGGACAATAAACTCCGACACGACAATAAACGGCAAATTAAATGCAACCGGAATCACGTGCCGTGATGGAATTTCAGGCTCTCCGTCAACGAGTGTTTTCAATATAAACTGGACATCATCAGGGCAGGCTGAACTCTGGATAGATGCCATTAGGATTGGAACAATAAACATTACCCCATAAAGGCAATAAATATGCAATTAAAGCTCATCGACAACCCGATGAAGCTTGCAGAATTTCTCAATAATCCAGAAAACACAGGTAACATCGTAGACAGTGGAGATAAATACCTCATTAAGCCAGATTCAGTATATCTCGGCATATATGAAGGTGTTCTGTTGGCGGGCGTTCATGAAGTTCGTAACTTCTGGCATAGCATTGTTGAATGTCACGCTATCTACTCCCCTGGCTTTCGCGGTGAATATGCGCTTGACGGTCACCGTTTATTCTGCAAATGGCTTCTCGATAATTCCCCATTCTTGAACAGCGTAACAATGGTACCCGACACCACCAAATATGGACGCACATTGATTAGGCTGCTTGGCGCAACACGTGTTGGTCATATCGAAGATGCTTATATCAGCAGCGGGAAACCTGTCGGAATCACACTCTATCAATTACCTCGCTCTAAATATGAGGAGCTTCTAAATGCTAATCCATCAGATCGCCAATAAGCACCTCAACAAAGCGGTATACCAAAAGGGTGGGGATGGTGGTGCGGGTGCGCAGGCTGATGCCACGAAGAAAGGCATACAGTTACAGCGTGAAATGTGGCAGACGAACATGCAGAACCTTGCTCCATTCACGCCACTTGCACAGCAATATGTATCGCAACTGCAAAACCTGTCCACCTTGCAGGGTCAGAACTCTGCTCTGAACGATTACTACAATTCAGACCAGTACAACCAGCTAGCCAATCAGGCCAGATATCAGACATTACAGTCAGCAGAAGTAACTGGCGGATTGGGCTCAACTGCAACGAGCAACCAACTCGCTACTATCGCTCCTACGCTTGGTCAGAACTGGCTTTCAGGTCAGATGAATAACTATCAGAACCTCGCGAACATTGGCCTTGGGGCTTTGACAGGTCAGGCAACAGCAGGTCAGAATTACGCCAATAATGCCAGTCAGCTTTATCAACAGCAGGCAAACGCAGCCGCAGCGAATGCTAATCAGCCGTCCAAAGCGCAAGGGTTTCTTACAGGTGCAGCATCAGGTGCGGCTATGGGTTCAGCATTTGGGCCGTGGGGAGCGGTCGCTGGCGGTGCTATTGGCGGTCTGTCATCATTATTCTAAGGGGGAATCATGGCTACATGGCAGCAAG